TATATTTTAAAAAATACTATTTTATGCTTTATAATAATGAATTCGTCTTTGAAGCGACTCCATCCGCTGCTACAAAAGCGGCTGCAAAGTCTCTTGCTACCCCAGTTGATACTGATACTGCTGGTTTAAAAGCGATCAAGGCAATTATCAACGATCCGACGGGCAAAAAGCAACAATATGATTCAATCATTGGTCAATTGGAGCCATTTATTCTAAGCCAAGACGTAAACTTGAAAACTACTCCGCTAAAATTTAAAGAAGGCGAAATTGATTACGAAGTAATCGTTAACAGAGCAGTTGACCCAAAGGGTAATTACATGGTATGGTTCGATGAAGACGGCACTAAAATTCTAATTGACGGCCTCGATATGAACTTCTTAGCGACTCAATTTAGAAGAGGAGTTGAAGGAACCTCAGTGTTTGGTCTAAATTTTGGAACAGATGAAGATAAATTAGCAGCGATTGCTGGAGCAATTCATTCAACTGCCGCAGGTGCTAATGCAAATCCAACTGTAATTTTCGATGCTTTAAATAAAGCATACACAGCTGCATATCAAGAAGACATGTATGCTGCACTCGATGGAGAATTTACCGGTAGCCCGGACGCTTTTGCTAGAGCACTATATGGTCAAGAAATTACCGAAAAAGACATTCAAACTGCACTAGGCGTTGATTTCCTTCAATCACTAGCATTAGATGTAGTTATCGGAGTTGCAACCTTCGGAGTCGGAGCTGCAGCTAAAGGATTATTTACTGGAGCTAGAGCAATTAGAGCAGCAGGTGCAGTAAATAAAATCAGCGGAACGGCCAAAGCATTTAGATCAGGTTTAGCAGGTAATGCGACTGGTGTTGGAATTAGAGGAGGCGCAAACGTTGCAACTCTTGCAGCTGGCGCAGCCGATGCAAATTTAGCAAAGAGCGGTTTTTCAGCAATCACAGCAGCAGGTAATGCCGCTAGAACTGGTGCAGCAATTGGAGCCGGAGTCGGTGCAGGTGTTGCAGCCGGTCAAGGAATTAGTGCAGCCACTTCTGACGTAAATACACAGGGTGGTCAAGCAATCGATGCTGAAGCTGCTGCTTATGCATACTGTACTCAAATTAGAGAAGTTGCAAAAGGTTATACTGATGGAGCCGATGAATTACAAATTGCGTTTATGATTTTAGCATTGAACGCTCAGTCTGCCCAATTAGTTACTTCTACTTGGAGCAAAAATTTTGGAGACGAAGGCGAATTCTATGAATATTGTGTTGCGTCAGAATTGAGCGGAGATTTACTATCACTAGTTAATGGTTATTGGGCAGGTATTACTGGTACTGGTCCATTAGCTGATGAAGCTTCAAAAATCAAAACCAATATGAAGAAGGGAGCTGCTCCAGCCCAACCTGAAAAGAAAGAAGAATAATATTACAAATTTCATAAATAGACTAGAGGGAGCGATCTCTCTAGTTTTGTTTTATGGGATCCGTATTCAAAAAATAGAGTATAATATAAAATATGATTATTGTAGACATTTCGAAATTTAAAAACTTGGACCAAGCGCTTAAAGCCTATAAACGAAAGAGCGATAAAATGGGCACAGTTAGAGAACTTAGAAATCGTCAAGAATTTGTAAAGCCGAGTGTAAAGCGCCGCGAAGAAATCAAAAAGGCAAAGTACATTCAAGCAAATTATCGAAAGACTGATGATTGAGAACTTTGAAAATTTTATTGCAGAAAACAAGCGCTCTAAATTTGGAGCAGCTGGCATTGCGATTATTTGGGGAACCAAAATACTATTAGTTCATCCAACTGGCGGTAGCTGGCAAAAACGAACATTGGGTATTCCCAAGGGATCAATTGAAGAGGGCGAAACCGAGTTGGAAGCAGCTCTGCGTGAGACGTTTGAAGAAACTGGAATTCAGTTAAGAGCAGATCAACTCGAACCAACAATCCATTCAGTAATTGTTTACAGTCACAAAGATAAAAAACCAGTCGGCACCATCTTCTATGCAATCTGTCGAATTGAAGATCCGGCTGAGATTGGATTGCCTGGCGACCGTGTACCTAAGACTCAATTGCAACTCGAAGAAGTCGATTGGGCCGGCTTTATGGAAATTTCCGAAGCCTATGAGAAGATGATATATTCTCAATTAATTATTTTAGATAGAGTTAAAGGCTAAACCTTTTGCCAATCCGTAGTAAAATCTTATAAATCATTTCAAAATATGGACAATACACTAGAGTCACAAGTTCTTGACGAGCAAACTGTACAAAATGAAACTGTTGCTGGCGAAGCATCAGAACCGATCGAAGATCCAAAAGCTGAGCTAGATAAACTCATTGAGTTAAGAACTGGCCTCTTTGATGTTAATTTGGATGCAGAAGACCTAAAATGGCTTAAGAATTCTTGCAATTCTAAGTTCTCATTCAAAGGTCCAAACGATGCATTTATGCTAATTAATGCATACCTTGGACTAGATGCAGCTTTGCAGAATATGCCAACGGGCAAAGAAGCAACTAGCGTTAAATTAACCGCAGCGACGGTTGAGGCACTCGCAGTATTGGTAAATCGTTACGAAGGTTCAGGCATCGGGCCTGCACAAAAGATCTTTAAAGTTGCAGTATCTCTGCAGCAAGTTATCTCGGTTATGAGAGAGCTTGACCAGCAAATCAATGCAATTGAACAGGCACTGCATGCACAAAACGAGCCACAAACTGATCAGGAAGGCTAAAGATTATTGAATTTTTATTCTTAAGAGGGCAGACTATCTGCCCTCTTTTTTTGTATATTAACCTGATATAATATTCAACTATGGATAATTTTGAATTAATCGCGCAGTTTATCGATGAAATGAAGGCTACTTCATCGACCAACGACAAGAAAGAAATCATCAAAAAGTATGATTCTCAATACTTTAGACAAATCCTAAAGTATACATATCATCCTTTCAAAAAATACTATGTAACTTCAGACAATCTGAAAAAGCATCCGGAACTAGTATTTGATTGTTACGATACTCTATTCCAATTATTAGATGGTCTGAATGAACGCCGGATCACTGGCAATCATGCAATTGCCGCTGTGAATGGTTTTATTGCAAAAAATCAAAATCACGCAGATATCATCTATGATGTGATTGATCGCAACCTAAAAACTAGGGCAACAACGACTTTAATCAATGCTGTCCTGCCCAATACGATTCCAACGTTTGACGTTGCTTTAGCCATGCCATACGACGAAAAGACAAAGAAGAAAGTCGATTTCGAAAAGGATACTTGGTTTATGAGTCGTAAACTTGATGGAATTCGTTGTATTTCAATTTTTGACGAGGCTGGCAAAGTCAAATTCTATTCAAGAGCCGGCAATGAATTTTTAACTCTGGGAGTCTTAGCGGCAGAACTTGAAACGCTAAATTTAGTAAATACTGTCATCGATGGTGAGATCTGTCTAGTTGACGATAATGGCAAAGAGGATTTTCAAGGCATCATTAAACAAATCGGTAGAAAGGACCACATTATCCAAAATCCAATGTACTTGGCATTTGATATGCTTTCACTAGAAGATTTTCTAGATGGAACTTCAACTGAAACTTTTGGAATTCGAAATGGTAGATTGTTGTGGACTTTGACTGGCAAGGGACTAATTAGAGTTTCTCACCTAGATCAATTTAAGGTTGCCAGCGAAGACGATGTTATTAAGTCAATGGTAACTGTTAGGCAGGAGGGTTGGGAAGGCCTGATGTTACGAAAGGACTCAACGTATCTCGGCAAGCGCTCAAATGAAATCCTAAAGATCAAAGAGATGCATGATGCTGAATATACAGTCATTGACCTTGAAACGGCGGTTCAGCGAGTTATCATTGATGGAGCTGAGGTTGAAGAATTAATGCTTAAGAATGCAATAGTTGAACATCGAGGCAATCGAGTACAAGTCGGCTCAGGCTTTTCGTTGGAACAGCGTCGATTCTTTAGAGATAATCCAGCTGAGCTGCTCGGTAAAACGATTACTGTTCAATACTTTGAAGAAACTCAAGATCAGCATGGCAATCACTCACTAAGATTTCCAGTATTTAAAGTTTTACATGGCGACACTAGAACTTATTGAGTCAAATTGATAAAAGAAGATATGCATAAACGAATAATATTAGCAGGTCCTGGTGCATCAGGCAAGGACCATATGAGAAAATTACTTGAAAGTCGAGGCTTTAAATACGCAGTCAGCTATACAACTAGACCACCAAGACCTGGAGAAATAGACGCTAAAGACTATTACTTCATAACTGAAACTGAATGTCAATTAATGAAGGACAATAATGCCTTCTATGAGATAATTGATTTTAATGGTTGGTCTTATGGTACGTCAAATCTCCAATTCCATCGAGATGACGTCTTTATCATGACACCGAGCGGAATTGCCCATCTCAAACCAGAAGACAGAGCTAATAGTTTCATTATGTATTTTGATATAGATGAGTCTATTCGCAGAGATCGTCTCTCAGCTCGTGTTATGCCTGGGCATTCAGTTGAGGCTAGGCTGCAAGCCGACCGAGAGCTATTCGAAGGCTTCACCGACTTTGACATAAAAATAACTGATCCTAATTTTTAATTATGAATTACGAAATAACTGGCACAATCATTGACGTATTGTCAACTCAAACATTCAATAAAGGCTTTCGAAAAAGAGAATTTGTTATTGAAACTGACGAAAAATATTCTCAAAAAGTAGTATTGCAGCTTGTTCAAGACAAATGTGATATGATAGACTCTTATGGTATTGGCGATACGGTAACCGTGTCGTTTAACGTTAAGGGTCGAGATTGGGTTGACAATTCCGGTACTGTAAAATATTTCAATACCCTAGAGGCTTGGCGAATTGTAGCTAAGGGCCGTGCGCAGTTGTCTGAACCGACTGCCGATATGGGCGGAGGATTTGACGATGACGATGATTTCTTTGGAGATATCGATAATGGCCCAAAGAAACCTAGCAAACCAGCCGATACTAGTTTTGACTTAGACGACGACTTTCCATTCTAATGACTAAAAAGCCGGACAATATTGCAGATAATCCAGGTCTACTGCCGTATGCTAGCAATGTTGGGGCGCCTGCAATAAAGCCAGACAATATTGAAGATTGGAAGCTACGCGGAGTCAATAAAGTAAATCGACAGCTTGCAACAAAGTTTGATGAGCTTAGGGAAGAATACCTTAAGCTGGTTAAGGAATATGAGTGGAATGAATTGGTTTATCAAGCAAAATTCTCATATGAACCAGTAATTGGAGATACGTATCATCTCTATGTCGGTAAGGACGGTCGGCCTTTCTTATCACTAATTGCACCAGACGAATGGAATAAGGAGTATATTGGATCCTTTAAATTAAATAGCGAACATAAGTGGATTAAAATATGAAATATGTATCAATCGATATCGAAACAACTGGATTAGACCCAGAAACCTGTCAGATTTTACAAGTCGGTGCAGTTATTGAAGACACTCAAAACTTGTTGCCTCTTGAGGAATTGCCTAAGTTCAACTGCATAGTTGAGCATCCCGCATATACTGGGTCACCATATGCATTGTGGTTAAATTCCAATTTACTTAAAATATTGGGTAACATGGAGAGTCTCAAAAAGGACGAGAGACTTGACTATAGAAAGTCTCACAATATCCTACCAGTTGGGACAGTTGCTGCCTCTTTTAATATGTGGCTCAGTCATAATGGATTTGAGCAATCTGAGACCGGTGGAATTGTGATCAATGTTGCTGGCAAAAACTTTGCATCATTCGATAAACACTTCCTGGTCAAATTGCCAAATTGGCCAGCACGCATTCAAATGCGACAACGTATCATGGATCCAGCAATCTTGTTTATGAATTGGCAGAAAGACGAGTCATTACCTAATCTCAATAAGTGTATTGAGAGAGCTGGCCTTACTGGCGAAGTCTCTCACGATGCAGTAGACGACGCAATTGACGTGGTTCGAGTAATTCGAGCAGCGACTAATAATTATTCAAAGTAGTATAATAGTTAAATGAATCCAAAAACTAGATTAGGATATTGCTGCATTAACTTATCGCTAGCTGATCAAAAAGTATCAGCTAACCGTGGCATGATAAAAAAGACCTTTGAGGCTAAGGGCAAGGATTATGCAGCCGATTTAGCATATCTTAATCTATGCGATTTACTTACTATTATTAAATGGAATGTTGACAACGAAATCATGGTATATCGTATGTCAAGCGATATTTTTCCATGGATGTCCGAATATGAAATTACTGAGCTGTATAACTTTTCTCAAATCAGCGCAAAGCTGACTGAGATTGGTAATTTCGTAATAGAGTCTGGTATCCGAGTTTCAATGCATCCAGGCCAATTTGACGTATTGTGTTCACCAAATCCAGCAGTTGTCAAAAAGACAATCAAAGATCTAAATCAACACGCTCAAATTATGGATTTAATGGGCTTACCGATCAATCATCGGTTCCCAGTAAATATCCATCTTGGCGGCACATATGGTGACAAAGAATCTGCAGCTCAACGTTTTTGTGAAAACTTTACAAAGTTAGCGGAGTCTACACAAAAACGGCTAGTTGTCGAAAATGACGATAAAGCTGCCCAATATTCAGTTCGCGATCTGTACCTAATGGTATACAAAAAGATCGGTACACCAATCACATTTGATTATCACCATCATCGATTTAACACTGGTGATTTAACTGAAGAGCAGGCATTTAGTCTGGCATATTCAACTTGGGATTGCACTCCTCTTTATCATTATTCAAGTTGCAAAAAGACCTTTGAAGATTCGTCAGTTATTGCGCGATCTCATGCAGATCACGTTTACGAAAAAATACGAACTTACGATCATAATATTGATATTGAAGTTGAGGCTAAATCCAAAGACCTTGCTGTGATACAATATTTAAAAAACTGGCCAACACTGCTTGATTCATATCTGGAATTTACAGATTCGTCTCAGTTAATAAAAAGTTGATAAATAATATCATGAGTACTGAAGAAACAAATAGCCCAGCTGGCGGCTGTGGATGCGGGGCAAATTCGCAACCTCAAGTGACTACACAGTCCAGCCTAATTTCAAAAGTCTTTGTCTCCAAAGAAGTCCAACAGACCCGAATGAGTCTGTGCAGAGAATGCGAACATTTCGATTCGCTATTAGCCCGTTGTAAAATATGCGGCTGTTTCTTGGAAGCAAAAACCAGACTTGCAGGATTTCACTGCGCACTAGATCAAATCGGGGAAACCCCAAAGTGGTAATAAATAAGTTGTGAAAGGAATTTCCATGCAGTCTTTAAGATTCATGAAAAATAGCAAAAATATGGAAGGTGAGCCTAGTCGAATTGAAGAAAAAACAGAAGAAGATAGTTACGACCAGTTTGTTAATACTGGCAACATTCTTCAATCCACTTGGCTTCGATGTGCTGTTCGCGCTCGTGATGAAATGGACAGGTTCCTATTGGGTAACCGACGCCATCTTCTATTCCATTTCAATCCTGTTCTTTACGTTGTACTTTTATTTCTCAAAAGATGAGAGACGCAAAACAAATAACTGACTTTACACTAGCTAATGCTAAAGGCCAAGCCTTTGAAATTATTGGGACCTACTTAACCGCAAATGGTCACGTCTATCTCAAAGTAAAATACACAGATACTCAGATCTTTGTAAATCATCGAATCGCAGATTTTAAAACGTTTTTAACCGATACTGGTTTAAGAATTGAGGTTGCTCCAACTGACACCTTTGAAAATAAAAATTTTGCGGCAAACATAAACCAAAAGATAGAGGTTTAAGTATAAGAGTTTACTATGAGCATGAATCCAGTAAACTCGTCAACAATTGATTCGATCGGATACGATCAGAATTCTAACAAACTTACAGTCAAATTTAAGACTGGTGCAATTTACGAATATCTTAATGTGCCACATTATGTGTATGATGCAGTAATGTCAGCGGATTCAGTTGGCAAGGCTCTAAACTCTGAAGTTAAGGGAATTTACGATTACTCTAAAATACAATAATATGGGATTTAACAAGTACTTTGTACCAGAGCCAAATGATCTAGTTGAAATGCTAAATCGAGTTGGAGTCAGAAGTTTCTTTAACCGAAAGATCGATGCAATGATAGGCAGTTCCACGTCTATGCGAATTCTCGACGATGCGTATGAATTAGTTAAAGAAAATATAGCTGACTCTGAAATATTAACGATTATTCAGACAAAACATGCAGCGCACCTCAAACCATCTACGAACTGAATTAGTTTTATGCGAGTGCGCATCAATTGAGCACCAGATCGTTTTTGTTAAAATCGACAATGACGATCCTGAAATCTATATGGAAGTTCATCTGCGAACTGGTCGAAATTTTTGGCAAAGACTTGCCCATGGTATTGCGTATGCATTTGGTAAAAAATCTAGATATGGAGCTTGGGACGAATTCGTATTAGGTCC